ACACACTGACTTTCTAAGTCATCCGTGTTGAGAGTTGCGTTTCCCATAACGTATATTTTTACTATCCTCTTCTTGAGGGTTTTGAAGGTTCGGCCTATCTTCGGAGGGTAAATTGTAACAGCGAACAAAATGGGAATATTGAGCGTTGCGGCAATCACTAGTTTGGTTGGTTACATTGCAAAAATTAAAACATTGAATTTACTGAAAGATACTTTGAGTTGGTTTTTAAGGAATGCCAAGCAGGTTTATGTAAATTTCAAGGTTTGGATTGTTGGTATGCATGCAGATCATTACTCAGAATATCTGGCTAGCGTGATACCAGTAATGAGGGAATGTGAAGATTCCATGGATGCGGTTGTCAGCCGTGTTGATGACCTCACCGACAAGATATGCGATATGGAGCAATGTATTGAACAGGTGTCTCAGAAAAGTAAGAAGATGAAGATTAAGGATGGCATGAGACAACAGTTCGAAGATGCCTTGGAAATGAGATTGAGGCTTAAGCATTGGAACCCTGATGCCAACAAAGTTAATGAGGCAGCCATCATGTTTTCTAGTGGGTTGATATGTCGTGACTTGAATTTGATACAATCAGAATCAGATCTGTGCACTTTTAGAGTTGTGCCAAAGGTTTTTACACCTGATCAGACCACATTTGATGCTGTAGCTGTTATATATAATAGTGAGGGTATGCGTAGACGCTTGGCGACAACTATGCGTCGAGCGCAAGAGGACAACCCGTTTAGATCCAAATGATGTGGCCCCGTTCGTGCCCAAGTCTATACCGTTCAGACACCTATAGAAGACTTAGGGCATTTTACGGTCGATGCGAGTGGGGTAAAAAGGCCGTTTAAAAATAAATATGTCACAATGTTGTCGGGTTTTTCAATGGGACATAATGTGGGGGCTCACGCGAACAACTACCATAACTCTATAGTGGCATTGCAAAGACGATTGATGTTTGTAGAACGGAATGGTGTTTTATGTAAACCTCCTTCACCATTGAAAGGAATATTCGGGAAAATGGTACTTTTTAAGGAAAAATTTTTGAGTAATGTGCCACAATTGGAAGTGTGTAGCATGGAGGATTTGTTACCATTGTATAAAGGAAGGCGTAAAGCTGATTATATCAAAGCTTATCTTGAATATCAGTCTGTTGGTTATTTGCGAAAGCACGCAAGAGTTAACACTTTTTTGAAAGTGGAAAAGAAAATATTGAACCACAAGAAAGATGTGCCACGGCTAATACAACCGCGGTCTAAAGTTTATAACTTGTGCTTGGGAAAATATTTAAGGAAAAATGAACATAAGCTTTTGCAGCACATTGATACCACATTTGGTTATAGAGTGGTAATGAGTGGGTTCAATAATGCGGAAACTGCAGGGTATTTACGTATGTTGTGGAATAAACTGACATGTCCAGTGGCCATTGGAGTCGACGCTAGTAGATTCGACCAACACTGTTCCGTTAGTGCTCTTCAGTATGAACACAGTTTTTATAATTCCATTTTTCGATCAGAAGAACTGGCTAAGCTGTTGGAACACCAGTTGGATAATAGTGGAAGAATGTTCACTGATGACGGATTTTGCATCAATTATCGACATAAAGGAGGTCGAATGAGTGGTGACATCAACACTAGTCTGGGCAACAAGCTTTTAATGTGCGGAATGATGTACGAAATGATACATCAATTCAATTTGGAAAATATGTGTTACTTGGCCAACAATGGTGATGATTGTGTGCTGTTTTGTGAATCGCATGTGGTGGAACGTGTACAAAATGGTCTGCCGAAGTGGTTTCTGAACAGAGGGTATACTATGGAGGTTGAACCTCCGGCCAAGGAATTCGAAAATTTGGAATTTTGTAGGAGCAAACCAGTTATGACCAAGCATGGGTGGAAGATGGTGCGCATATTAGACTCTATTTCCCGGGATGCAAGTTCAATGAGAAATCTAAACGGTGCTAAAGCGATGGATGAATTCTTGTGTGCTATTGGTGTCTGCAATGGCATCATTAATGATGGGGTGCCAATCTTGTCAGTTATGGCGAAGCGAATGCGGGAATTGTCTAGGTTGGAAAAAATTCAAAATATGCGCGAACACTTTGATGAGAATATGTTGATGAGAATTGGGAAACAAACTAGGATGGACAGTGAGATAACTGAACGGGCTAGAATCAGTTTTTATAAGGCTTTTGGAGTCCATCCCGAACAGCAGATCAATATAGAAGAGTATTATCTACAAGCCACGAATGATGGTGAGCCCGTTGAAGTAAAAAATTTTTCACAACCTTATTCGTATCTCACACCATCGCATTTTTTCTTACCTTGATGATCCCAGCAATATTAGGATTAGGGGCATTGAGCTTAGGAGCACAAGCAAGTTTGATTAATAAAACCCAAAAACAAGATAATAAACAAATCTCAAAAAAAGAAAACTCTGAACCTCTAAAACCTCAGACTTTCAGTATGCGCAGAGGAATAAAAGCATTACCACCCCCAGTTCCCACACAAGATCTAGTTCCAGTGGAGAAAAAATTCATAGTATATGATCCATCCATTAAAACTGCTATATCAAAATACATGGGTGATCAACATTTAGCCAATTTCTCTCCTGCTGTGAACAATACCATGGTAGATTTGATATGTAAAAATGCTACCCGATATGTTAATTTCATTCCGTCGAGCATTGCATATTCACTCTGTGAAACGGCGTTGGGGTGGTTAAAGCAGAAAGGGAAAACTATCACCGCACGGAGTGTTGCAAATAAAGCCAATGAGATATATCAAAAGGCTAAAATTAAAACTGCTGAGAGATTGACCCGAGCAAGAGCTACCCCAGGAAGTAAAAATACTACACCTCTTCAACGATTACAACAACAAATATCAGGTGTTAATAATCCTTGGGACTATTACCCATCTGCAAAACTATTATACGTTAGCAATAAAAATATGGCTTTGAGAAAGAAATCGCAACAACCTGTTATGCAATGGCGCAAGAAACAGGTGATTGAGGCTCCTGTTGCCAAGAGTTTTCGACGTTCAAGTGTGCCACCTCGAATTGTTAAGTCTAAACGTGGACTCACGATCGCTCATTCTGAGATGATAGGTTCAGTTATATCTAGTGGCACAACGTTAACCTACAAAACTCAGTCTTATACAAACAATCCTGGTAGATTTGCCACATACCCTTGGCTATCAACCATTGCTGGTAACTTTGACCAATATGTTATCAAGAAGTGTGTTGTCAATTTTGTTTCCAATCAACCGACATCAACAGCCGGAAAAGTTGGATTGGGATTTGACTATGATTCTAGTGACATCGCACCCGGGGATCGCAATGAATTTTTTGCTTTGACACATCATACAGAATGCGCTCCATGGGATAGTCTAAGTTTAAACGTTCCGGTAGATAATAAACCGCGGTTCATCAACTCCCATACGGTTACCGACAGCAAGTTAATTGATCTCGGTCAGATATTTTTTATGTCTGATCAGATAGTTGCACTGAATTCCAATTTGGGTGATGTTACGATTGATTATGTTGTGGAATTGCTCAAACCACAACAGGCCATATATAGCACCATGGTCATGGATTGTGGCCTCAACTCTGGGGCAGTGGGAGCAACTTCCTCACTTTGGACTCCTGTGGGTCCAATTGTTGCCACGATGACGGATCAGTATAAGGCTAGTACAACGATAGTCGAATTCAACCTTCCCCAAGGATATTATGTCGTGGATATTGGCGCTTATGATGGTGGAGGGTCTACACCCGTGTTTACGTCTTTGTTGGCAACATCTACTGCAGTTGGAAAGCAGCAGGCTGTCTCAATAGTTAATCATGCAAAGCAGCAATTAATCATCAAGTCCTTATCCAATGACTGTAAACTCCGCATTACAATAAGCGGAGTTACCAATTGGGCAGATTTGCAAAATCTCACCATTGCATTTACACGAGTTTCGGCAGTTGTATGTAATGCGATGTGGGATCGTACGGAGAAAACTGACATGAATTACTATTAAAACTCATAAAAATGGAAAAATTACCTCGCACCTATTCACATGGCGTGGTCTAAAAGTCAGAGACACGTTACCCTCAGGCATATCCCAGTTTAGCCCTGGGCATACTATGGAAGAGGGAATTGGTACAAACCACGCTTGACTCCCCTGTGTGAACCCGACACAGAATCTCGTGAGTTTGTCCCAATTAGGTGGCAAGATGGCGGATAGTGAGAGAAGAAAACTCACTGTAATAAAACAGGAATGTTG